TCAAGAGAATATTTCTCTGACACGTTGGCCCTGCTCTTTTTTATGTTCATCAAGTAAATGTGTATAAACATCTAGCGTAATTGATATACTCGCGTGTCCTAATCTTTTGCTGATATATTCAATGGAAATACCTTTACTAATTAAGTAACTAGCATGTGTATGTCTTAATGAGTAAGGTGTTATTTCATCGTCTATATTAAATCTATCTTTGGCTTTATTAAACACTTTAGAAACCGCTGTGTGAGATAAACCGAATAACTTTTTATCTGTTCTTAACGGATGATTAGCAATACTTTTTTTAATATGTGCTAAATCTGCTTCAGACACTTCTATTTCTCTGTCAGCGTTTTCTGTTTTTGTACCAGGCAAATGAATTAAACCTGGTTTATAATATAAATCATTATATGTCATTCTATTAACTTCTGAAAATCTAGCACCAGTTATCAAAAGAATATATAACATTAACGTACTTTTATCGCTTTTTAATTTAAAGTGTTTTCTTAATTGTTCGTATTGAAATATCGTTAGGAATTTCACACTTTCTTTTTTAGGTGCTTTAGTTCCTTTATAAGTTACTTTGTAAGTCGGGTCCTTTTTTATATATCCATCATAAATTGCATCTTTAATGCAACTAGATATATACAGATGTACTTTCCTAACTGTTTCTGATGTTCTATCAATCGAATATTCTGAAATAAATTTTTGATATTCATTTCTTGTTATGTTTTTGATCAGTACATTTTCTCCAAAATGTTTTAGAAACAAATTAAGCGCATGTTCATACCAATATTGCTGTTTTTCGGACAACTTATTTTTACCGTTAGCTATCAACCAATCTCTATAATAATCTTCAAACTTTTTATTATCTTCTATTTTATTACCATCTTCTAAATCTCTGATAAGTTGTTGTGCAGCCAATGTAGCTTCTGCTTTTGTTTTGAATCCAGACTTACGCTTTTTACCCGACTTAAAACTTGGGTCTTTCACATCGTATTGCCACGTAGTAGACGTTTTATTTTTTCGCTTTGTAACTGTAAATGTTGCCATATTCATCAATTCCTCCTAAAAAAGATAAAAATATATAGGGCAGAGTTGACTGCCCGTTAATCATTCATTCTGTTAATTAAAAGTAAAGCTAAATTACCTGTAGCTCTACAATCATTTAGTGCATTATGTGATAAGCCATCATCTAAATCGAAATAGTTTTTAAGTGTTTCTAACTTATGATTAGGTGTTTCTTTGATTAACCTTCTGGAGTGAGTTAATGTATCAAAAACTCTAAACTTTTTATGATCAATATCGAAGTCATGTAAATTCTTCAATAGATATTTTAAGTCAAACGGTGCATTATGAGCGACAATAGTTTTTCCTTCAAGTAAATTTTTAAGTTTTTCCAAGTGTTTTTTAGATATTTTTGGTTTATCTTCTAAAAAATCATTGGTGATTCCCGTTTTTCTCATTACAGTTTTACCCACTGGTTTATTCGGTTTGAAGTATTTTGAATATTCATCAACTACTTTACCATCTTGATACTCGACTACTCCAAATTGAATAATTTCGTTTTCTTTATAATCTAGTCCAGTGGTTTCAAAATCTAAAACAACAAAATCCGGTGATAATTTTTTCGCTTTTGTATATGATAAATCTAATTCTTTGTTCTCAACTTTTGTGCCATAATTTTCGAAAACTAAATCGTCATCGTTATTTGATATATCCTCATCAAGTAATCTATTGTTTTCTTTTTCTTCTAGTTTTTGTATATAATTTTCTTTTAAATTTAGCTTCATTTTCAGCATCTCGTTTTGCTTTTCTAAATCTTTGTAATCATCTTCATTTTCATTGTCTGGACTTTCGATACCTTCATCCAAGCCTTCTTTATCATCTTTATTTTCATTTTGTTGTTCCACATTTTCATTACTAGTAATTTCTTTAGTTGTATTTTTACTGTTTTGACTAAACTTATTAATTTTTGTAATACTGAAAATCATTAAGCAAATGAACATAATTAATATTATAACATCGAAAACATCACCACCATCAATGATTATACCGACCCCTCCAATCGACATAATTATTGAAAATATTAATAGAAAGATATATAACCCTTTTTTCATTACGCTTACCACTCCTTATAATAAATTTAATATATATTAAACAACCTACATTTGCATACACGTATATAACGTGTGAGCGTAGGATAGTTAATCCCAATTGTGATGTTCAAATACTTGTAACGGTTCAAACTTGATTACATATCCCTTATAGTAAACATATAAGCCATATTTCATTTTGTAATGTTCAATAGTGTCTAACACATAAATTTTTGACACTTCGAAGAATAGGGCAAGCTCATATAAGTTATGGCAATCATTTTTAAACGCATCCACAATTCCCTGCAACGAAATAATTTGTTCCATAGCATAACGTCTTGCATATCCTTCAAATTTTCTATTGTTAAACTTTGTTTGGTCAGTTATATCCCCGTATGTAAGTTTATGATGTGCAATTTCTTCAGCTAGCGTCTCTAACTTAACTGCTTCGGATCTATTACTGTTAATATAAATTTGGTTATTAAAACACATACCCGATTGAAAACTAGGTAGCATATCTGTTTCTGTGATTGTTAAATGGTTATATTTACTAATTAATGTTTCGTATCTCCCCATATAAACACCCTTTATTTACGTTTGCTTTTTAAATAGTTTATGAAATCTTGAACTTCTTGCTTTTCTTCATCAGTTAAATCTTCTTTATCAAAGTGTGCTGCAATTGTGTCTTGTTGTGTACTTTTATCTTCTGTTATATCAGAGGGCATAACGCCAAAATAATCAGCAAGTAATTCAATTTTATCCCTTCTCGGATACTTAACTGCATTAACCCAGCTACTAACTGTTGATTCTTTTAAATTTAAATCTTTTGCCATGTCCGTTTGTGTTTTCCCTTTGCGTTCTAAAAGATTTTTTAAATTTTTTGAAAGAATATTTTTGGCCATTTGTACTACCTCTTTTCTTATTTAAGTGTTGCATTAAGTATATTAAAAAGTTTACAAAAAGTAAAGTGTTTTCCGAAAAAAGTTTACTTAATGTGTTGACACTTTACTTTTAGTGTAGTAAATTGAGTACATACCTTACAGGGAGGTGACGAAATGACAGACACAATCGAAACTTTTTCTTTGAAAGGTGCGCGAAATGAATTCGACTATACTCAAGAGCAAATAGCTGATAAATTAGGCGTTTCAAGGGCACAATACATTGCATGGGAAAAAGGGGAAGTGATTCCAAAAAGTATGGTTGTTTACGCTTTAGCATACATTTATGGTATCAATGCTGACTTGTTAAGAGTTAGCAAAAAAATTTAACACACACTTCACTTTTAGTGTAGTTAGGAGGAAGATAAATTGAATGAATTACAACTAAGCGACGACTTAACAACTATCGAAACAGAAATTAAAAGTTATCAAAACATTGCAGGTCAATCAATATTCGAGATTGGTCGAAGATTAAAACACGTTAAAGAAAACGATTTGGCTCATGGAGAGTTTGGTAAGTGGCTTGAAAATATTCAAATGCCATATAGACAAGCTAATCGCTTTATCAAAGTTTCGGAAGAATTCCAAACAAATATGACGACGTCGTCACAAATAGGATTAAACGTTTTATACGAAATAGCAACCTTACCAGAATCAGAACGCACCATAGAACACGAAACTTCAAATGGTGAAACGAAAACACCTGATGAAATGACTGTTAAAGAATTACGTGAATTGAAGAAACAACTCAAACAACGCGACGAAGAAAAATCCCAACTCGAATCACAACTTGAACAAGCACAACGTTCTGAATCAATTGCACGTAAGCAACTAGAGGATGCAGAAGATAAAGAACCAGAAGTGGTTGAGCGTTACATGGAACCAGAAGATTACCAAGAATTAAAAGATAACAACCAACAACTTCAAGATTATCTCAATGAAGTATCGAATCATAATAAGAAACTGAATTCAGATATTGAAAAGTTAAAAAGCGAACGCTCCGAAACAGATGAGAAGTCACAGAAATATGATGAGTTAAACAAAGCAATTAACAACATGAATACAAAACTCAATGAAGGTCAGCAAAGATTAAAAGCACAAAAAGAAATATACGACCTTGTAAAAGGTAGTGAAAAAGTCATAAGAGAAGTAGCACCACTTTGTTATCTAGCATTTTCAAAAGACATTATTGATAACGATTATGCAAGAAAACCTATAGAAAAAATTATTAATGACTTATCAGATATGGCACAAAGGCTACAAAAACAAATTAAACAAGGAGATGTTATAGATGTCTAATTTTAACAATAACGATAAAAATAACGAGTTAGAACTTTTTAAAAAACAGATTGAACAAACTAATAAACAAGGTGAATTTATCGCAAAAGCTTTCGATGAAATTATCGAGATGAAAGCTCAGTTTGAAAATTTAGTTGATGAAGCTAAATCAATCAATACCCAAACAAACAACCGTTTAGAAGATTTAGAAAATACTAAAACTTTACTAAATGGAGAAGCTAAAAAAATAAAATCTCAAGTTATGAGAAGAGCGTATTTTTTAGCAAATCACTATTTCAAAAACCAAGTATCTGATGAACTGTTCCATAAAAAACGCATCCATTTACAAACTGGTATATATAAGAAAATCAACGAATATTTCGACGCAATAACATATACAACTATCAGACACATTGATTTTGATGAAGCTATGAATTATATCAATTCAATCGAATTAGTAGATTTACCATTTAATTATTTAAAACTTACTGATAAACAAAAAGAAATAGCTGAACGTAACCACGAAAAAGTTATTACATTATTTTCAACTGATAATAGAAATATAGGTTAGACCATCACAAATCGAACACTAGGAGGAAACGGAATGAATAAACTATACAAATTAACCCTCCTCATCACAATGGCAGTTGTGACTTGGAAGGTTTGGAAGATTGAAAAACTAAATGTAACTAAAAATCAGGAATCACTTGATTCGATTTCTTCATTGGATTTCGAAAAGCTATTAGCAAATTCAAGAGATTCAAGATATTGGTAGAAAAATGAATCGCGTCGCTTTTTCATGTAATCATGATAATCTGCACGATTATTAAACTCTTCGATTTTCTTTGCGTGTGGAAGAGTTTGAATATACGCAGCTGCGAAATCTTTAGCATTATATTGCAAGTTTTCAAACATTGTTTTCACCACCCACTATCGCAGTAGCGATAAATAAATTATACCAGAAAGGAGTGGTTAAGATGACACAACTTACAGTAACAATTCCAGAAGAGTACGTGTTAATTACTCGAGAAGAATATAACGAACTGCAAGAAAAAGAAAAGCCAGTTTGGTGGTCGATGCAAGATTTGATAGATGAAACTGGATTTGGATATCAATGGTTGATGAAAAATATATTAGACAATCCAAAATACATTAAGCAACTTAAACACTTTGTTTACTATCCAGATGGTGGTAAGTGGGCATTCAACAGAGAACCAATGCAGAAATTTTTAAAAGATAATTTCGCAGAAATATTTAATTAAGGAGGATTAACATGAAGCACATTTTAGCATGGTCAACAGCAATACTATTCACAATGTTATTTGCACTTATCACATTCGACTTTCATTACAGTTTAGTAATTAGTGTTTTAAGTTTCATAGGTAGTTACGCATTTTGGAATAGCTATTACGCAGAAAAAAAGACCGCTAAGCGCTCCAACGCTTAACAGTCAAACGATTTACAAAATATACAAATTAAATATACACGGAATTGAGGTGTTTCGTCAAATGGCAGAAGAATACGAAACAAAAGAAGTAGCTTATCTAATCAAAGAACAAGACGGAAAACGTAGATATATAACAAATAAACCTAACCATCCAGAAGATGCAACTTACAACATTCAGCGTAGAAATGCTAGGCGTTTAACAGGATTAGAAGAAATAAACATTCAATGGGAAGAACATCTTATTGAAACAGAAACTACAGTGACAAAAAAATCTTATAAAACATACAGTGTAGATCAATTGAAGGAGGTACAAGATGACTGAACAAACATTATTCAATCAACTGAACGCATTAAATGTTAATGATCACGTTGAGAAGAAACAAGGGTTATCATACCTTGCATGGTCTTACGCACACCAAGAGTTAATGAAAATCGACCCTAACTATGAAATGAAGATACATGAGTTCCCACATCCAGACGTAACTAACGACCAATACTTTGTGCCATACCTAACCAGTCCAGAGGGATATAGCGTAACAGTATCTATTACATTAAAAGGATTAACAAAGACGGAAACTTTACCCGTACTAGACTTTAAAAATAAGTCGGTACCTTACAAACAAGCTGATATGTTCCAAATAAACAAAACATACAAGCGCGCATTTGTTAAAGCAGCAGCATTACATGGTATCGGATTGTATTTATATCATGGGGAGGATGCGCCAGACGCTAGTGAAAGTGATGTAAGTGAATTAACAGAAAAGATTAATCAATTTGTAAGTATCTCACAAGAAAAGGGCAAAGATGCCACGTTAGACAAAACGAGACGTTGGTTAGGATTACAGACTATAAACAAAGCATCGAAAAGTGAGATTGCAAACGCACACGCAAAACTAGATGCAGGACTAAAACAATTAGACAAGGAGAATGAATAATGATAAATAGAGTCGTATTAGTAGGTAGATTAACAAAAGACCCGGAATTTAGAACAACACCATCTGGAGTGAGTATTGCAAATTTCACTTTAGCTGTTAATAGAACATTCACAAATGCACAAGGCGAGCGTGAAGCAGACTTCATCAATGTAGTTGTTTTTCGTAAACAAGCAGAAAATGTAAACAACTATTTATTCAAAGGTCATTTAGCTGGTGTTGATGGTCGTATACAATCACGTAGTTATGAAAACAATGAAGGTAAACGAATATTCGTTACCGAAGTAGTAGCGGACAGTGTTCAATTCATGGAACCTAAATCACAATCTAAAGGGCAATCTCAACAACAAAGTGGACAAGCTAAGTCACAACAATCACCTGATAAGGATAACCCTTTTGCTAACGGTAACGCAGATATAGATACGGACGATCTCCCGTTCTGATTGGACTGATTAAATGCCAATAATTAAAAACTACATCCAACAAGATGACGGCACAATAACTGCTGTCATCGAGGGTGTAACTTTAGAAAATAAAGACTTCTTACTGTTAGATAACGGACTAGAAGTAGAGTGCGATGTAATCGTGAGTGATCCATATAAGATAACAGATAAGCAACGTAGAAAAGTGTTCGCAATGGTACGAGATATATTCAACCACTATGGACAACCGATGGATTATTTAAGGTATATGTTCCAAAAACAATTAGAGTTTATCAAAGGTTATGAACCTATATCATTGAGCAATTGCAGTAGACGACAAGCAGGTGAATTAATCGAGTTAATCTTAGATTTTGTATTCACTCACGATATACCTATGAACAAGGCCACTAGCGACCTTATGAGCAACGATAAGTATTTTATATATAAATCTACCATAAACAGAATATGTGTTGTCTGTGGGGCTAAGAATGCCGATTTAGCACATTATCAAACAGTAGGTAGAGGGCGAAACAGAAATAAGATAGATCATTACGGTAATAAAGTGTTAGCGCTATGCCGTTTCCATCATAACCAACAACATAATACGGGCATGGATAGCTTTAATAAGCTACATCATTTAGAAAATTCTTGGGTTCCAGTGGACGAGAAGCTAAATAAAATGTTGAAAGGAGAGAAATAATGAGCGATAGATTGATAGACATAACAGGCGGGTACGGAAGCGTTTATAAAAAAGTTATGAAAGACACAGAATTGAGCATTGAAGCTAAAGCTATATATGCCTATCTCACCTCTTATGCAGGTGGTAAAGATACCGCTTTTCCTAGTGTCAGCTTAATATGCCACGAACTAAATATTAGCAAAAACAGGTTTTATAACCACAGAAAAGAGCTTGTTGAAAAAGAAATTATTTCTGTAAATAGAGAAAGAACTGATAACGGGTTTAGTAAGAACATTTATACAATCAATCATCATTTCGTACGTCTCAATTTTGTAGACATACAAAACGTAGATATACAAAACGTAGATATACAAAATAAAGACACTAAGAATAACAGTGTTAAGAATAACAGTATTAAGAATAACAATAATACAAGTGACGCGACGGCAAAAATATTTGAATACATTAGTAATAATTTAGAGATGATACAAAGTCCATTGAAGATAGATGAAATAGAGTATGAGATCAATCTGATAAAAGATGATGCTTATGAAATAACTAAGATAGCTGTTAATTACTGTAAAGAAAAGAACAAAGGCATACCTTACCTAATATCTATATTAAAGAATTGGAATAAAAAAGGTATCGATACGGTAGAAAAAGCTAAAGCTAAAGTAGTGCCTAAAAAACGTAAGCAGCCTAAAAAAGAAACGGATGACTTCCTCGAAAGGAAACGTCAAGAATTAATGGGAGGATAAACCATGTCAATGACTAAAAAAGAAGCTTTCGAAATCATTGAGATGTTAGCCAATGTATACAACATGGAATTGAACGATACCAAATTCAATTTGTGGATTAACTTCTTGTGTGAAGATGGCGATTACGAACCATCAATGAAGATGGCTAAGAAATATATAAAAGATGGCAACGTCTATCCACCTAAAATACCTAATATCATGCGAAAGTTTCCTAAGACATTTAAAGACGATGAACCAGATGAAGAAACTAAGTTGCATAGATGGAAGATGGATAATGACCCAGAATACGTTAAACAACGTAAACAGGCGTTAGAACAATTCAGACGTAAGGTAGCAGAATTTGATAGAGGTGATGACGTTGATTAATGAGCAATATGAAATTGAAAGTACAGTCATTGCCAGTCTATTACAGAAACCTGATTTGTTAGAGAAGCTAAGAGTAAAGCCTTATATGTTCCAAGATGAACGCTTTAAAGGATTCGTGGATTATGTGCTAGATCAAGGCAAAGTTGATTTGAATGAGATATATCTGAAAAGTATTAAGGATAAAGAATTTTTGAACAATGATGTCATAGGTCAATTATACAAAACTGATTTTATTGGTTATGGATTCTTCGAAAGATACCAACAAGATTTATTACAGAATTATCAAATCATTAAAGCAAACCAACTTGCTGATGACTTCAAACAATCTGCTACACCAGAAACATTTAATGAAATGGTGGAACAACTTAAAGATTTAACGAGTATCTCAACTAAAAAAGAAGATGGCACACAACGTTACGCTAAGCAATTGGTTGAAGATTTGTATAGTGATGAACCAGTAGAACGAGTGAAAACAAAGTATCAACTTATGGATTATAAGATTGGTGGATTTGAACCGAGTCAATTAATTGTAATAGCAGCACGACCTAGTGTTGGGAAAACTGGCTTTGCTTTAAACATGTTATGGAACATAGCCAAGCAAGGACACCAAACATCATTCTTTAGTATCGAAACAACAGGTAAAAACGTATTGCAAAGACTGTTAGCAACTATCACAGGCATTGAATTGAATCGCATTAAGAATGTACAAGACCTAACACCAGATGAATTAACTCAATTAACAGGTGCGATAGACCAAATTCTTAAATTAGGTATCAATATTAATGATGATAGTACAACAACACCTCAAGACATTAGATCCCAAGCAATGAAACATAGCGATAAGCCACAAGTTATATTCATTGATTACTTACAGCTTATGGAAACAGATACGAATGTTGATAGACGAGTAGCAGTTGAAAAAATATCACGTGACTTGAAAATCATAGCAAATGAAACAGGTGCAATTATAGTAGTCCTTTCACAATTAAACCGTGGTGTTGAATCACGTAATGATAAACGACCAATGTTATCAGATATGAAAGAGTCTGGTGGAATAGAGGCCGACGCAAGTATGGCAATGATGCTGTACAGAGATGATTACTACGAACAAGAAGATGATGAATCTGGTAAGTCAATTGTTGAATGTAATATAGCCAAAAACAAAGACGGTGAAACTGGTGTGATTGAGTTCGAATTTTATAAGAAAACGCAGAGGTTTTTCACATGACAATAGGCCAATTTCAACAATTACTTGGATATCTATACAGGACGACATATAAGGACGATACAGACGTTCAATCGTGTTTACTTGAGTTAGGTTACACAATTAAGATATTGCTTGAAAATGGGCGATTAACGCCATTTGATGATTATGAAGAAAAAAAGAACATTATCTTTAAAAACTATAAAGGTGTGAATACAAATGGGATTAATTGAAGGTAGCAAGAATAAATATTACTTATACCGAGATAACGATGAAAAAGTAGTATCTGTCATACCTTTGTCACCTAATGTGAATAATGTTGGTAACTTAACTGGTGCTTACTTCTCTGGTGCAGACAAGAATATGACTGATGATGAATTACTACATTTCAAATCAGTACACAATTTATATTACGAACAAGAATTAGGCAGTCAGTTAAATATATTTGATTTGTAGGAGTGACAGGATGAGCAAATACAACGCAAAGAAAGTTGAATACAAAGGGATTGTATTCGATAGCAAAGTAGAATGTGAATATTATCAATATTTAGAAAGTAGATTACATGTAGATGGCTTTGATTATATCGAAGTGCAGCCAAGATATGAATTGGTTCCTAAGTTTGGCAAACAACGTAAAACTGAATACATCGCAGACTTTGCACTATGGAATGAGAATAAGTTGGTCGAAGTCATAGATGTAAAAGGAATGGCTACAGACACAGCTAAATTGAAAGCTAAGCTATTCAGATACTTGTATCAAGATGTGACGCTAACGTGGATATGTAAAGCGCCTAAGTACACTGGCAAGGATTGGATAACGTATGAAGATTTGATCAAGGCTAGACGAGAACGCAAGAAAGTGAAGTGATTCCAATGGAACAAACAATCACACTACAAATCAAAGTGGAAGTTGAACAGGAAGTAACAGTACCTGTGGCAGACAATTACGATTTGGAAGAAATTCAGGAACGTGAAGCAGATAAGTTATATAAAAAGTATGTAAACAATCCAGAACAATTAGGATTTGAGGATATTAAGTTCAGACAAGTATCAGACGTACAAGTTAAGGATTATTAGGAGGACGAGAAGGATGGAAAACGTATGGAAAAGAGTCGCAGAACATTATTTAACAGAAGAAAAATTTAAAGAAATAAACGAAGAAATAAACGAAAATTATCACGATGTAGTAATTAAATTCAATATGACGAATTTATTAGGCGTTGGAGAAAGCGAAGGTGGTGTATTTTTATCGTTTGAAACCGACATTAGCAATGCCTTTGACGTTGCTTATAGAAACCATGAGAAAAACATTGGAAAAGATACTGGAAGTTTGATTTTGGATTTTGATAACAAACTAAGCATTGACAGTGTTATTAAGGCATTAGAAATCCTAAAACAAGGTTTTGATGATAAGGAGGGCAAATAATATGCCAACAAGAATGGAAAAGGTTAAAGATGATAAAGGTAATTTGAGTTACGTAATGCTTGATGGAACAGATGAAATACTAATAGATGTGGATGATTACAAAGAGGCCAAAAGTATGAAGTTAACTGATACTGTAATCAGATATCAAGCTAGAAAAGGTAAACGTCAATTTAAAAATTACATTAGAAAATATGAACAACATCAAGGTGTGGACAGACTCAATGTAGAGGATAGAGAACGTGCTGAACGTAAACGAGATAAGTTAGATGCTAAACAACGTAAAGAGCAGGAACGCTTGCAGATGATTGAAAAACATAGAGTGAGTAGCAAGTGGTTTAAGCATTTATGTGAAAACGACATATTTCCTAAAAAGGTGGCTGAATAGATGCGTATAGATCAATTAGATATAGGTTACACTGTTTGGTTTATCAAACCAGGTGGGCAGTTATCAGAATACGGCATAGTTAAAGAATTGATATACAACGATGGCGAGCCTCAAGCAGTCATTGAAATGGGAGAGTTCACGAAAGTCATTGATGATACTTATGATATAGCGATAGGAAGTGGATATGATGCCAATGAAACCTCAATTTGAATATGTAGTTTATAAAGGTGATGAAGTAGTGTGTGGTGGCACTAAAGCTGAGTGTGCAGAGAAGTTAGGTATTACTGAACGAAGTATAGCACATTTAGCTACAGATTCTTATAAGCGTAGTTTAAAAAAACGTAACTTAGATGAAGGAAATGTCATGGTTGCAGAAAAAGTGTTGATATCTGAAATAGCATCTGAGGTGGCGTTATGAATTTTATCGATATATGCAGTGGTATTGGAGGATTTAGATCAGCGTTAGAAATGAACGGTCATAACTGCTTAGCATTTGCAGAAATTGATAAGTATGCCAAGCAAAGTTATAGAGCAATATACGATACAGAAGGAGAGGACGAACTGGATGACATTACAGCAATCACAGATGAACATTTTCGACTTTACAAAGGACAATGCGACATTATCACTGGAGGATTTCCTTGCCAAGCCTTTAGTATCGCAGGGAATCGCAGAGGGTTTGATGATACAAGGGGAACAATCTTCTTTCACATTGCAAGGGCGATTAAAGAAATCCAACCATCTTATGTTTTATTGGAAAACGTCAAAGGCTTATTCTCACACGACAAAGGGCGAACTTTTGGAACAATCATTCAAGCGTTGGATGAACTGGGGTATGTCACAGAATGGGGTTTGTTTAACTCTAAATACTGGGGAGTTCCACAGAACAGAGAACGTGTGTATATCCTAGTTACACGTAAGGATAAATTCAAAGGGCCAGTATTATTCGATTTGCTCAAACAACAAACAGAAGTTACAACACGCTTAATTGATGTACTAGAAGATGAAGTTGATGAAAAGTATTACTTGTCAGAAGAAAAGACTAAGAAGTTAACGCTTGACTTCAATTTAACTGTCGACGAAGAACCAAGAATTTCTATTGTAGAGAACACTTCTAGAACGAATTATTATGCAGCTAACATATACGATCCTAACGGATTATCAACAACTGTAGCTGCTAGAGACTACATGGGTCCTAAACAGATTGTCATACCAGTATTAACACCAGACAGGGTTAACAAAAGACAAAACGGACGTAGATTCAAAGAAGATGGAGAACCAATGTTTACTTTAACATCACAAGACAAACACGGTATTGCCATACGTGAAGCTACAAAACAAGGTTACGCCGTTGCAGAACGAGGCGATAGCGTAAACGTGTCCTATCCAACATCTAAAACAAGACGAGGAAGAGTTGGTAAACAAGTTGCGCAGACGTTACAAGCTGGGGAAGTTAATCAAGGTGTGGTGATGAATGATATTAGGATAAGAAAATTGGTACCAATCGAAACGTGGCGACTTCAGGGATTTAGTGATGAACAGTTTTACAAAGCTAAAAACAGTGGTGTAAGTAATTCGCAACTGTATAAGCAGGCTGGAAACAGTGTAACAGTTAATGTAGTAGATGCGATTGTAAAAAAATTAAAGGAGTGATGGCGAGTGACAGTTAAAGAATTGAAAAACATGCTAAATAATATCGGTTTGGATGTTGGTGTGGAAATTAAAAAACGTAGTGAAGTCAATCCTTTTGAAACAGAAACCTATCAAGATGACACAGTTTTTGAAGGTAATTCATGCAACATTAAGAATTGGCCAATATTCAAAGTGTGGATTAACAAGTCTAACAAAATAACTATAAAAACCAGAGGCGTTCAAAAGAGCTTTGATATTCAAAATAAAGATGAATTGAAGAGAGAATTAAAAGGATTTGAAATTATATAAAGGAGTGATGGCGAGTGAGTAACTTAAAAGAGATTTGTAAAGAACAAACAGAAATGATAGATGAGATGCGTCAAAACATCAAAGAATTAACCAAAGAAAACGAAAAGATATCAGAACAATATAACAAGATGATAGCAGAACGAAACAGCCTTATCGACGACTTATCTTGGTATAAAGCAAAGGTTAGTAGGTTGGAACGACACAAAGCATTAAATAACGAGTTCTCCCAACACATCGGCAACAAACCATCGAGCAGCACGTATAAGTATTTTAGAGCGAAGTTGGATGATATTGGGATTAAGGAGGGTGTAGATAATGCATATCGTAATTAGTTTATTAATTGGACTAATAGTAGGGGAGTTGTTTAAACGCATTATAGAAAAGTTCAAGGAGCGTGATTAGATGGCGTATGAATATGAAGATAAACTACTTGATTATGCTAGTGGTAGCAAAACATATGAAGAATATAAAGCAATGTCACAGGAGCTACAAGAAGTCTATCGCAAAGCTAAGGCGTTTGATGCAATTGTAGATATAGAAGATGACTTCGTTAAATATCATGGTTTCTCTCCATGTGTTGAAGAGTATGCAGAAGAAGTAGAAGATATTATAAGTGAATATATGGAGGACAAACAAAATGACTAAACTACAAATCAAACTACTAAGCGACAACGCAACTAAACCTAAAAGAGCAGACTATGAATCAGCAGGTTACGATATATATGCAGCAGAAACAGTGATACTTGAACCACAACAAAAAGCATTAATTGCTACTGATCTAGCAGTGAATATACCTAAAGGTTATGTGGGATTACTTACAAGCAGAAGTGGTGTGAGTAGTAAGACACATCTTGTAGTTGAAACAGGAAAAATTGATGCAGGTTATCAAGGACATATGAAGATTAATGTTAAGAATGATGAACCATTCTTTAGAACAGTAAATATTCAAGATTTTGATTTGAACGGAGAAATGATAAGACAAATTATCAACGACCGAGACACTAAACCATTTGAATTTAATAACCGCTACCAAATAAACAAAGGCGACAGACTAGCACAGTTAGTCATTGTACCAATATGGACACCAGAGTTAGAACCAGTGGAGGAATTTGAAAGTGAAACAGCAAGAGGGCAAAACGGTTTCGGTTCAAGTGGAACAAGATAAAGACATACTACAAAAAGTTAAGGAAGTGTTGAGGAAATGACACAGTATTTAATTAGAACACTAACCGATTCAACCGGCACACCTTTCACACATGTAACTAAAGCACGTGAGAATGAAACGTTTACTGTGGTTGAAGCAGAGAGTAAGGCAGAGGCGTTGGAAATGGCAGATAAATCCCAAGGATTATTAAGTGTAATACCATCCGGTTTTAATAATGGCCCAATTAGTAGAGCGTTATCGAAAACCTATCGTAAATCAGAGAGTGGTAGATATTCACCTAAACCAGAAATAGCACCGATACCACCAAGAAAGGACAGTGACCAATGAGAATACTCAAAACACTACTGATCATAGCACTATACGAACTAAGCAAACACGTTACGAATGAAATACTAATTAAACTATCTGCGAATGACGAGATAGATACACCATGTGATTACGATAAGGATGTGAAGTGATGTACTGGATTATAGCGACTATTCTTCTAGGCACTATCGCAATCGTTTCACTTATATACAATTCTATCAAAGATACGAAGATAGATGCGCTGGAATATGAAGTGGCGTACTTGCTAGATATTATATTCAATGATCATGGCGATGTGGTATTGAGATTGAAGGAAAACGAATTAACGGATGAAGATATTAGAGAAATCAAAGACGCGTGGGATAAACGTATTAAATAACCTGGAGGTAACACATGTACACACCAACTGAAGTGAAACAATTAATAACCGATTACCACTGGATGCGTAGACTGATTGACCATCAAGTGTATGAATATGATAGTACATCTACAGGTCAGTATGGTATAGAGTCTGCTATGCCTAAAGCTCAAGGTGGTACTGGAGATAAGGTGCTAGTTAGGGTTATCAAGAACGATAAGGATAGACGTAAGACACAGGAGCTTATAGAGAAGGTAGCATTCATTGATGACTATGAGCATCTTATAACCAACGATAAGAACTACCATATACTACAACTACTTAAACAGGGTGAGAGTATAACAGGTATAGAAGTGTTAATGCGTATTAGTCGTAAGAATGTTTATACGCGTATAGGTGAGATAGTTAACGTTTATATGGAAATACAATAGACGGGTACAGATTACACACTTTACACACTTTACACAGTAGTTTTATTACGGCGTGTTATTTTATATAATTGACCCATGAGGTAAAACTCTTAGTTGTTATTAAATAGTATTACTATATTATATCGAGGACACACAACCCCAATGTGTGTTCTCTTTTTATATTGTTATCACAACATAAGCTCAAACATTATATATTAATAACTTATATGAATGTGATTAACAATGATTAATCTAATCAACAAACTTAAAAGGTTTAATCAGTTTAAGAGATTGATGTAAACAAACAATTATATATTAAGTTGATTAGAACAATTGATCATTAACATTAATGATTGATTCAATTAAGTTAAGACAAAGAGAAATGTTTTATCTTTTCGTCAAAGTTATCTTTGTCTTTTCTTTTTTTATTATTGAAACTAAATTAATATATTTTATTTATCAAACTAAATTATTTAATTATAAATATAAATGAAAGAAGTTGATTGATTGTCATTCATGGAACCAAAGGTTCGTATTGGCAACAAGACGTTGACACAAGACCAATTACACGACGAACGCAAACGGAACAGTAAGAGGTACAATGCAAGCGTTCGTTATGGTAAGGATAGTAAGTATACAGAGTTCTACCAATCGTCACAGTGGCGTTCTAAACGTAAGAGAGTGCTATTGCGTGATAAGTACCTGTGCCAAGAGTGTTTAAAGCAAGGTATTGTGAATGATAAACGTCTTATGGTGCATCACATTGTGGAATTGAAAGATGATTGGAAACGTAGGTTGGATATGAATAACCTGATCACTGTGTGTACGGCATGTCATAACCGGATAGAACATACACCTAGACGTAAACCGGAAGTATAGAAATATTGCACAGTATTATTAAAGGGGATACCGACTTTTGCGCGTGTGGGTTTTGGAATCTTGATTAATCGCTCGATACTCTTTTGTACCCAAATTCTAGAAACTATAAATCGAAATCATGCCTGTTTAGGCAATTGGAGGTGTAAAAATGGCTAGACCAAGAAAATTAAACGCTACAAAAACAGGAAATCACAATAAAGAAGAATTAGAACAGCAAGAATTACGTGAAAATGGATTAGAACAATTCAACAAAATTAACGTTGAGAACATTCCAGACGATCTAACAGAAGATGGTAAAAAGGAATGGTTACGAGTTGTGCCTTTATTACAACAATTGCCTATTGCAGAGTTAGATTACGACAGAATTAAACGTTATTGCCAATTAGTCGCACTCACTGATGAAGCATATCAGCATATTATTACCTTCGGCTCGATAAATGAAGAAGGTACGAAGCGCACGCCACAATATTTTAACTATATGGATGGTTTAAAAGAACTAAAAACGCTATGTGGGTCGTTAGGAATGACAATCGACTCTCGAATGAAGTTAGTTGTACCTACAGAAAGCGAGAAAAAGCAATCTGTGTATGACATGTTTGGTGTTGATGAAGATGACTAGCGTAAAACTATCTAAAGAGTACGAAAGTTTATTAGATGTACCCGATGATTACAAAGACGATGCGTATAAATACTGTGTCATGGTGTTATCCGGTACATTCATCACATGTAAAGATACTAGGCTAGCGTGTGTGCGTCATTTAAAAGACATCAAGCGAAGCATCACAGATGATGACTTTCCTTATGTGTACAAGCCTAAGCGTGCTAAGAAGGTTATTAAATTTATGGAATCGTTACCAGATACTAAAGGGCAGTTTCATAAGTTAGCATTGTTTCAAAAGTTTATTGTAGCTAATGTACGTGGTTGGTTTACAGATGATGATTATTTACGATACAAAAAAGCATTTATATCGTTAGCGAGAAAAGGGGGCAAGTCACTTTTAGTATCAGGGCTTGTCCTTTATTCATTCTTATTCGATAACGAGCCAAAAGAAGGACGTCAATTATTTACTGCTGCAAATGATAAGAAACAGGCTAGTATCGTGTTTAACATGGTTGCAAAGCAACTGATGTATTTCGTATCACAAGTACCAGAATTAAAGAAAGATGTTAAAAAGGTACGTGAGTTGTTACAAAACTTAAAAGATGGCTCGTATGTTATGCCTCTATCGCGTGATACGGGCGCAGTTGACGGTTTCGAACCATTCTTGGCGGTTATTGATGAATATCATGCAGCGAAAACGAATGAAATGATAGAACTTATCCAATCTGGTCAAGGTAACTTACTACAATCGATGATATTTATTATCTCTACTGCTGGTTTTAACCTTAATGCACCTATGTACACAGATGAATGGCCTTATGCTAAAGAAATATTGGATGGTTCTTACATTGATGAAGAATATTTTGCAGTTATTTATGAACAAGATAGTGAAGATGAATGGCAAGACCGTTCAATGTGGGCAAAATCGAATCCACTTATTAATGAATCGGACGAATTAAAGGAACAAATCGAAACATTCTTGCAGAAACGTGTTGATGAAGCGGTGCAAAAAGGCACGATGTTTAAAGTGTTAGTAAAAAACTTCAACTATTGGATGCAAGCAAGCGAAGAAAGTTACTTAAATTTTGAAGATTGGAAGAAAAACGAAACTGATTTCGATGTAAAAGGTACAAAAACTTACGTAGGTTTAGATTTATCACGTGCAGATGACTTAACCGCAGTGTCTTTCATTCATTTAGATGAACCAAACAGACAATATTACGTTACTAGTCATTCATTTGTAGCTACTAAAGGTGGTCTACAAGGCAAGATTGAGCGTGATTTGATTGATTACCGACAAATAGAACAACAAGGCTATTGTACAATTACAAACTTGCGTACAGGGCTTATAAATCCGGTACAAGTATTAGATTACATCGAAAATTATGTTAGAGATAACAATTTAGATGTACAAGCTATTTGTTATGATCCGTATGCTATCCACACTTACTTACCAGAAATTGAAAAAAGAAATTGGCGCTTTGATTTAATCGAAATAAGACAAGGACAGCAAACATTGTCTAATCCGAATATCGATTTTAGATTCAAAGTTATTAACGAAGAAATCAAACATCATAAAAATCCGTTGTTAGACATTGCAGTAAAAAATGCAGTTGCTAAGAATGTAAACGATGCAATCATGATAGAGAAAAAGTTAAACAGAGAAAAGATTGACCCACTTATGGCAACTATATTTGCTTATGTAATTGCAAGTGAGCATGTGTGGGAGAAAAAACGTGCGTTACCAGTATTCATTTAAGGGGGTGTATGCGTGAAGTTAACCAAAGATATATTAGTTATCCTAATCGTACTTATAGGCGTCGTATCAATCGCTTATGGTGCTTATTTAGCGTGGCAACCTCTAGGTTTTATTATAGGAGGCATATTGTTAACTGGATTAGCGATGACAATTGATGAGCCTTTCAAGAAGGGAGGTGGAAATAGATAATGGGAGTATTTAATTTTAACGGTTTCAAACGTAGTAATAACGTATCAGTTGATAAAAATACATTACGAATGCTCACAGAAGTCAATGGTGTAGGTGGGATAACGTGGTCTGGTTTACAATCACTAAAAAATAGCGATGTGTTTACGGCTATCGATATTATATCTAAAGACATTGCATCAACGAGTATTAAATTTAATGATCGTGACAGTTACTTAGATACTGATAAGAAGATACTTAAACTTTTGAATAAGCGACCTAATCCATATTTAGACGCATGGCACTTCAAATACATCATAGTTGCTAATATGCTTTTAAATGGCAACTCGTACATTGAAATTGTGCGTGATGATAAAGGCGAGCCTATTGAGTTATACCACATGCAGAATAGTGCAACATCTATACAACAAGTTGATGACCACATTAAGTATCACTATATAGATGAATTAGATGGTCACGTTCAGTTAGATGTGGAAGATGTATTACATTTTCGTATGTTCTCACTTGATGGGTTCAATGGTTATAGCCCTCTCTACTCTCTAATGAATGAGATAGGCATCTCAATGGGTAGTAAACGATTCTTAGATGACTTCTTTAAAAATGGTGGTACATCCACATCAATATTAACCTATGAAGAAGGTCGTTTCGACGATGAAGAATTAGCAGCAATGAAACGTAACTTTGCAGATAGCCAGTTGAGTAACAATGGTGGTTTTATCGCACTGGATGACACAATGAAATTTGAACGTCTGCAAGTACCTACTGAAGTGTTGAACTTTTTAAATAGTTATAAGTTTAGTACGCAACAGGTTGCTAAAGCTTTTGGACTGCCAATGAGTAAGTTGGGTATCGAAACAGTTAATACATCACTTAAAGATTCCGGTATTGAGTATTACAGAAACACTTTATATCCAATCTTTTCAATGATGAACGCTGAAATCGAAGAAAAGTTATTTGTACAAGCACCGTACGAAGTCACACTTGATTATGACGTATCACGATTAATTGATAGTGATCCACAAATTAAATTGGAACGTGTAACGCAATTGTTCCAGAAGAAAATCATTACGCTTAATGAAGCTCGTGCAGAGTTTGGTAGAGACCCAGTTGAAGGTGGTGATAAACCACTTGCTGACTTGAACAGTATTTACTTAGAAGATTTGGCAGCGTATCAAAACAGTAAGGTTCAAAAGAATATTGATTCCCTACAAAAAGGGGGTGAACCGAGTGGCGAACAGTCAGATTGATACAGGACAACAAGAAATGGTTGTGGAAGGTTATGCGATTATATTTGATACATTGAGCGACGACTTAGGAGGGTTTAAAGAAATAATTAATCCGAATGCACTAAGCGAAGTAGATATATCAGATGTTAAGTGCTTAATCAATCATGATTTCAATCAAGTTGTAGGACGTACACAAGCCAAGACATTAGAACTTACGCTAGACAGTAAGGGTTTGTACTTTAAATGTTACTTACCTAACACATCATACGCTAAAGATATTTACGAAAATATCAAAGCCGGTAACGTTAATCAGTGTAGTTTCTTTTTTACACTACCACCAAACGATGATACTGCTAGAACGTGGTCAAGAATAGATGGCGAATATGTACAAACTATCAACAAAATTGATGAACTGATTGAAGTAAGTATTGTAACAATACCAGCGTACCAAGAAACAACAGTTGCAGTTGGTCAACGAGCCAAAGGCTTAGACAAGTTTAAAGAGTTAGAAAAAGTGAAGATTGAGCTTGAATTAGAAGGCTTGCGTATTGATACGTAGGCTATTTTTTATGCCAATTTTTAACTATTAAAAGGAGGATTTTAAGTATGCCAACTTTACAGGAACAGGCGAAGTCGATTAATGACTTAATTGACCAAGCACAATCAGCAGCTAACAAAGGCGATATTGAAAGCGCTCGTAAGTTGCAAGAAGAAATTACACAAGCTAAAGAAGCCTACAACGCTGAAAAGGAAGTTGTAGATTCTGTATCTGCTGAAGAAAAAATCAGTGGTGATTCAGAAGCGCCAAAAGAAACAACTGAAACAGAAGAAAAGAATGACAAGCTGGACGCTGAATCTGCATCCGAAAAAGATGCAGACGAGAAAACGGAACAAGACAAAGAAACTAAAGCAGACGAAAAAGAAGCACCAGAAGAAAAACCGGAAACACAGGTTGAAGAAAAAACACCAGAAGAATTAGAAGAAGAAAAGAAAAAGAAACTAGGAGGCAAACGTTCTATGGCGAGAAAAATTTTAGGTAACCAAGACAAGTTTTCAGAAGAAACAGAAGCGTTTTTAAATTATGTTAAATCGAAAGGTGCGCAACGTGACAACGTTACATCTGTAGAAGCAGAACCAATTATTCCAGAGGACATTAAATACATCCCAGAAGAATTACCAGAAACGTTCGTTGACTTGAAAAAATTCGTTAACGTACACACGGTAAATGGGCCATCTGGAACAAGACCTATTTTAAATCCGGCACAAGAAACAATGATCAGTGTGGAAGAATTAGCGAAAAACCCAGAATTAGCTAAACCGACTTTTACTGAGATTGATTACAAAGTAAAAACTTACCGTGGTCAAATTCCGGTTTCACAAGAATCATTAGACGATTCAGAAGCTAATCTTGCTAACATCGTTGCACAAAACAACGCACGTCAAGCAGTTAACACTACCAACAAACACATTGCAGAGGTTATGAAATCATTTGCACCAGTCGATACTGCTAATTTAGATGACATTAAAACTATCATTAATACAGACATCGACCCAGCTTACAACCTTTCATTAGTTGTATCTCAATCGTTCTACAATGCTTTAGATACGTTGAAAGATAAAAATGGTCAATACCTATTAAAACAAGATATCACTAGCGTAACAGGAACTGTATTATTTGGCCGTCCAGTATTCATTATCAAAGATGAATTATTTGGCGTTAAAGGCGATAAGAAAGCATTTATCGGTGACTTAAAATATGCAGTATTCTTTGCTGATCGTAAACAAGCAACTGTAAAATGGGTGGAAAATGATATTTATGGACAAGTATTAGCAGCTTATATGCGTTTTGACGTAAAAAAAGGTGTAGAAGAAGCAGGTCGTTTCATTACTTACACAGGTACTGCTGGCGATGGTGTAGAAGAGCCGGTAGCATAATAGGAGGGAAATAGATGGCTAAATTCAAAGTAGTAAAACCTTACAACGATTTAGAACTAGACAAAAAACTAAAGAAAAATGACGAGGTAGAAATGACTGTCAAACGTGCTGATGAAGTAGAGAATACTTTAAAAGCAAATGGTTTTGATGGTCCTTTTTTAGAACGTACAGATAAGAAGTAGGTGATACATGTGTATGAACTTACTATAGAGAACATTAAAAATGCTATACGTGTAGACCATGATTTTGATGATAACGAAATACAACACTTATACTTGCCAGCTGCTAAACGGCAAGTTAAAGGTGCAGTAACCAATGACGAAGGCTTTTACACATCTAACGATGAAGTGAATAGCCTTTTTAATTTAGCTGTTATTAACCATGTAGCACATCACTATGAAAATCGTTCTACCACAACGCAATTTGAGAAAGTCGAAATACCTCAATCATCACTTGCGTTAATTCAAGCGTTAAGGGGTGAGTATGCAAAATGGAAATCGGCAAACTCAAACACAGAATAAAAATATATAAAGTCGAGAACAACATTAATGATGAAGGTGGGTACGAAGAAATGCCTACTACTATCGCTACGCCGTTTTGTGAAGTGTCAAAAACTACTATTAAAGAATTTAGAAACGAGGACTTAGACACAAGACGTGAAACGATAGTATTCATCATTCGTTATCGACAACAAGCAGATATACATTCGGGGTTATTTGTAGAGTTTAAAGGTAAGCGATATGAAATAAAAACTATTGAAACGGACTTTCAAGACATGGAACGCCAACAATTGAAATGTGAGGTGGTTGAATGACAAAGCGTGGAGATTCAGATAAAGACATTTCAGACAAACTCAATAAGTTGATATGGCAAAGCGAGAAACAAGCTAAAAAAGCAGTTACAAACGCATCTAAAACTTATGAAGGTATTTTGAAAATAAATACACCAGTATCTCATAAACAAACACACTCAGATCATGCGAGAGATGTAACTAAGATATCTAACTTCCAAAGGGACGAAACTTATCCTAAAAAAGAAGTTGGTTATCAAATGGGTAAATCTCGACAAGAGTCTGGTTGGTATATCCACTTCCCAGATGTTGGTACAAAAGTTAGAGGTACAGTTGGACAACCACCACAACATTTTTTACGTAAATCTCACGAACAAGCTAAGGGTCCAATACTAGCAATTTATCGTCAAGCTATGAAAAAGGTGTTTGACGTTGACTAGGCACCCTATCGTGCGTATGTGGAACGTATTACGTAAAGATGAACAGTTGGTATCAATGATGAATGAAGTCCGTAAAACAAGCTCTAAACAGCCTTTAATATATACATTTGAAATACCCGAATCTTATCAAAAAACTGAAGAAGCACCATTCATGCGCTTAACAGAAATCATGAATGGCAATGCATTAGAAAACGATGGTGGCAGTGGTCATTATCGTTATTTATTTGCCGTTGAAACCTTTGGTAAATCAATCAACGATGTTCATTCAATAAATGAGCGTGTGGTTGAAGTTATCGAAAGTATCAACGGTATTTGTTTTGAAAGAGAACTTAGCAAGGATGAAGATTTCAAACTTTATAACCAAATGTTGAGTTTCAACATCATTTTAACTAAAAAGGAGCAATAAACTATGGCAGATAAAAAAGTAGCAATTACATGTGAAGGTTTTAAAATTCGTAAACAAGACGGTAATGGTTTCGAAGCAGGTGAATTAAAAGATGTTCCTGGATTACAAGAAATTGAATTAGAGTTAGAACAAGGTAACGAACCAGTATACGCTGATGGTGTTAAAAAATTATCTTTATTCAGCGGTATCACTGGCGCTACATTAACAGCTAACTTAATGGAACTTACTAAAGAAGAACGCAACGAATTACTAGGCGTGCCGAATGAAAAAGGTATCGAAATGTACAAATCTGATTTAGTACCTCCATACGTGTCTGCAACTTGGAAATATCGTTGTAATGATGGTTCATTCATCTACTACGGTTTAACACGCGGTAATTTCAATATTCCTGGTACAAGTGCCTCTACTATGGAAGATTCACCAGAACAACAAGACCAGATCGAAATGGAAGGGTCATTCATGCAACGTGAAGAAGATAAATTGGTATTCGCTCGTATTCACAGTGCAGACCCTGAATTTAGTGAAGAAGAATTTTACAAAGCGATTCATGGTGAAGTGACGACTACACCAACTGAAGATGGCGAACCAGCAGCATAAATTAAATTAAGGCGACCTTAACGGGTCGTCTATTTTTGTATACAAAAATAACTAAACAGGGGGATATAACATGAAATTTCAAGCAGCATACTCGTATTTAAAAAAAGGACATGACATAACACTTCCGGAATGGGGAGGTTTTTGGCGTTGGAACAAAGACACTCATTCGATTGATATTCATACAAGAAACAATGAAATTTTAGACATTAGAGAAACTAAAGATGTCGATTATACCATCGGATTCACATTTAGAGACGATTGGGAGTTGTCAGAATAAAAATGGTAAGTAAATGAAATTTTAAAAAATTAAATTATAAGGAGTCTATATAAATATGGCTAAAGTAACTTTAAAAATTGATGGTAAGAACAAGCAATTTGTGAAAGATAAATTAAATTTAGGTGCAATGAAAGCTCAAGCAGAATTTGAAGAAAAATTGCAAGGTGGATTCAGTTTCATGAATGAAATGCAATTTTTATATCGTAAACACCGTAAAGTTTTAAACGAACAAGAGAAATTAGAGAGTAAATTAGCAGAAGTTGAAACAGACGAAGAACGTGAAGAATTATTCCAAAAAATCGAAGATATTGAAGCAACAGAAGAATATAAAGCGTTCGAATCAGAAGCAGATGAATTACGTGAGAGAGCAGAAAAAGAATCATCATTAGAATCATTCGAAGTGTATGACTCATTCGCTAGCTTACTTGTGAAAGTTTTCGATGAAAAATTCACTGTAGATCAAGTGTTTGATGGATTAGAAGTTGAAAACTCACTACCTGAAACTTATAGCAAAATCTTCGCTAGTAACGATACGGGAAAGCAGACGAAAAAAGCGAGTACAACGAAGGCAAAACAGCCCGCGAAGTCGTAGAAGATATTTATGAAGTTTACCGACACTTTATCGAGGATGCACAATATAAACCTCATGAAGTTGACCAAATAGTAATGGAGGACTTCAATAAGATTTTTGCTACTAAGAAACGTAAGAAAAAAGCATCTAAAGTTGCTAAGTCTGGTGCATTAAGCCCAGAACAAATGATGGCGATGCTATAAAAAGGTGGTGAGAGAATGGCAGATTTTAATTTAAGTGCAGAGGTGTCGATGGATGTTGACCCACTGAAAGCATCCAAAACCACTATTGAACGTAACTTAAAAGCAATAAATAAATCTTTACGTAATCAACGTAAGGAATTCAAACAGAATGAAGTTAGTGCAGAAGCATTAACTAAGCAAGAGACTGATTTAGGTCGTGCTGTTAAATTACAAGAAGGTTTATTAAAACAACGTAACAAGACTTTAAATGACATGCAACGACAAATGAAAGAAAGCAATAATGTAACTGATGAACAGAAGTTAAAGTTACAAAACGCTAGTCGAGCAGTACAACAAGCAGAGAATCAACTCAACAATTATGAAAATGAACTAAAGCAAACACAAACGCAACAAAAATTACTAGGTCGTACAACTGACCAAGTTAAAAATAGTTTAGGTCAATTACGTAACGAAGCGAAATTAACTGAAATGCGTTTTAAGCAGTCAGAAAAAAGTGTGCAAGGATATAAAAGTCGATTAGCTGAATTAAGTCATACTATGCAAAAACAAAAAGCACATACTGATTTACTTAAAGGTAATTTAAGAGAATTAGAACACGCTCAACAAGGTAATAGTCGAGAGGCTAAAAGTCTTAGAAACGACATCATTAAAGAAGCTATAGCGTTTCAAGTATTACAAGGTCGTATTGATGAAACAACAGACGAATTAAAAGCATACCAACGTCAACAAAGATTGATGGGTACTGCAACGAATGCATGGGAAGGCGCAAGAGATTCAATGGATCGTATCGCTACCACATTACGTAGTTTAGGTGAATTAACTCAAGGTGTTGTAGGTGGCGTAATGACCACACACTTCTCTGCACTCGTACCTATTCTAGGATCAGTCGTTAGCTTAGGTGCTGGATTAGGTGGCATGCTAACTGCAGCCGCTGGTGGTGCTATCGGTATGGGTGGTGCATTTGGTATTGCTGGAATTGCTGTTAAAACGTTTGCTGGCCAAGCAACATATGCACTTAAAATGTTAGAAGATGGCCAACTACGAGTGACTAAAGAAGTTTCTGCATATCAAACAGCTTTAAGTGGCCTTAAAACTTCATGGGAAGGTTTAATAGCACAAAATCAAGCGGCGATATTCAATACTATGACAAACGGCATTAACACTGCTAAATATGCTTTAACTACTTTAAATCCGTTTCTAACTAAAACAGCTAGTCAAATAGAAACTGCTAGTGGCAAAATGCTTAATTGGGCTAAAACATCTTCGGTGGCAAAACGTTCATTTGATATTTTAAACACACAAGGACCAAAGATATTCCAACACTTACTTAATGCAACACAAAGTTTTGTAAATGGTTCTGCAGCTTTATTTAATAAGCTAAGTCCGTTATATAGTTGGGCTGCTAGAGGTTTTGCTGATATGGCTAAAAGTTTTGACGATTGGGCTAATTCAGTAGAAGGATCTAAAGCGATAAATGGTTTTATTGAATATACGAAAGCCAACTTGCCTATTGTAGGTAACATATTCGGAAATATATTTAAAGGGATTATTAGTTTATTCCAAGCGTTTAGTGGTCATTCTCACAACGTACTGTTAGGTATACAAGATGTGACTAAAGGGTTTGCAGAATGGTCAGAAGGATTGAAAAAGTCTGATGGTTTCCAACAATTTGTGCAATACCTAGAAACGAATGGTCCAAAAGTATGGTCGTTAATTAAAAACATTACTGGCACATTATGGGGATTAGTCAAAGGTATGGCGCCCGTAGGTGCAGCAGTATTAAGCATGAGTAACGCTTTCTTTAAGTGGACGAACACAATGACTAATGCACACCCTATATTAGGCCAAATATTAGGTATTCTAACTGCCTTTGGTGGTGTAGCACTTTTAGCTGCAAAACCAATATTGCTATTACAAGGTGCTGTCAAAGGTGCTACTGGAGCGACATTGTTGTTTGGTGAAGCTAGTTTGTTAGCTTCAGCTAAAACAAAAATTGCAGCTGCAGCAGTTGGTATATGGCGAGGTGTTGTGAGTGCTGCGCAATCTGTTGCGTTAGCATATATGTACGCAACTAAAGGCATGACATTAGCGCAAATGGCACAAGCCGTTAAAGCTAAGGCGGCTGCAGTAGCACAAGGTATTTGGAATGGTGTAACTGCAATAGGTCGTTCAATAGCTAATGGTTATCGATTTGCCATTGCTGCATTAACCACTTCACAAACATTAAATGCTATTAAAACTAAAATTGCAACCGCAGCAATGCTTGTGTGGACTACAGTTTCTAAAGGTGCAGCATTAGCAACTCGTGGCTTAGGATTAGCGATAAGATTTATGACTGGCCCAATTGGTTGGGTTATTACTATTGTCGGATTATTAGTTGCAGGCATTATGCACTTGTGGAAAACAAATGAAACGTTTCGTAATAATGTTATAACTATTTGGAATTCTATTAAATCAGCAGCTATAGCAGTGTTTGGATTCATTAAACCATATGTATTAGCAATATGGAATGGTATCAAAGTAGCGACTAGCATAGTGTGGAACGCTATCAAAGCTACTGCAATTACAGTTTGGAATGGTATTAAATTCGCGGTACAAAATCCAATTCAAGCTTTGAAAATTGTGTTGTCTACAATATGGAACGGTATTAAGACGGCGGCTATATGGGTATGGAACGCACTAAAAACTGGCGTTGTAAATATTGTCAAAGCCTTAGTTAATGGTGTTAAATGGTATATAACAACTGTTAAAACAGTCATATCGACCGTATTCAACGCAGCTAAAGCAATAGCTATCAAAATATGGACAACGATTAAAAACACTGTAGTGAACTTAGCTAAAGGTCTTTGGACTGGAGTTAAAAATGCTTTTACTTGGTTGAAAAATAGTGTAATTTCTATTTTCAATACAGTGAAGAATTTCGCTATAAAAGTATGGACTACAATTAAAAATACAGTCGTAAATTTAGCCAAAGGATTATGGAACGGAGTAAAAAATGCGTTTAATTGGTTAAAAAATAGTGTGGTTTCTATATTTAATTCGGTTAAGAATTTTGCAATTAAAGTATGGACTACAATAAAAAATAGTGTTGTTGCGAGAGCCAAAAGTTTGTGGACTGGTGTTAAAAACGCATTCACATGGCTCAAAAATAGCGTCGTATCAATATTTAACAACGTAAAAAACTTTGCTATCAAGGTTTGGACAACTATTAAAAATGCTGTAGTTTCAAGAGCTAAGTCATTATGGGTTGGCGTACGAAAAGTGTTTAATTCATTAAAAAATAGTGTGGTTTCAATCTTTAATGCAGTTAAGAAATTTGCAATCAATGTTTGGACTACTATTAAAAACACAGTAATTTCCCGTGCTAAATCACTTTGGAACGGTGTTCGCGCAACGTTCAACGCACTAAAAAAAGGCATTATATCTATATTTAATAGTGTTAAGAATTTCGCTGTAAAAGTATGGACGAATATTCGTAACGGTGTAGTTTCACGCGCCAAATCTTTATGGAATGGTGTACGTAATATATTTAATGCGTTAAAAAAAGGTGTGCAAAACATCTTTACTTCCGTTAAAAACTTCGTATTTAAGATATGGACTAGCATTAGAAACAACGTAATATCTAAAGCAAAATCACTTTGGAATGGCGTTCGTAACACTTGGAACTCACTCAAAAAAGGAACAATCAATTTATTTAATTCAGTTGCTAGTTTCTTGAGTAAAAAGTGGAGTGCTATTAAATCAAGTACAGTATCAAAAGCTAAGGCTTTATGGTCTGGTGTTAAAGGTGCTTGGGGTTCTTTAACTAAAGGAACACGCAACACAATGAACGCTATCGGCGGTTTTATGTCTAAAAAATGGAAGGACATCAAGAGTGGAACAGTTGATCTAGTTACTGGAATGAAAGATAAAATCACTGGTGTCATGAACAAAATGGGTGACGTTATCAAGTCGGTAACTGGTAAAATCGGCGATTTCTTTGGAGATATGATTAAAGGTGTAAAAACTGGATTGAATAAACTTATCGAAGGTGTCAACTGGGTTGGCGGAAAGCTAAACATGGATAAGATAGACCCTATCAAGTTACACACTGGTACAGAACACACCAACACAACGACGAACGTTGTTAAGAACGGTAAAATTGCTCGTGATACATTTGCAACTGTAGGAGATAAAGGTCGTGGAAATGGTCCAGGCGGATTCAGACACGAAGCTATTAAATATCCTAACGGAAAAATGGCTTTAACGCCTAATAAAGATACAACTACATTTTTACCACAAGGATCTACTGTTTATAACGGCGCGCAAACGCATGCAATGTTAAGTAATAGTAATCCTACCTTCTCAAAAGGTACATTACCTAAGTTTGCTAGCGGCACACTATCTAACAAAAAACCTAAGAAAAAGAAAAAAGACGATGAGTTCTTTGGTGATGTTTGGGACAAAACAAAAGATGGTGCTAAAGTAGTTTCAGGTAAAGTAGTTGAAGGTGGAAAAGCAGTTGTAAACAAGTCACTTGAAGTAGCTGCAAAAGGTAAAAAATGGCTAGGCGATAAAGTCGGCGATGTTATGGACTGGATAGAAAAACCAGGTAAATTACTTGATAAAGTCTTAGAAGGATTTGGAATTAATTTAGATAGCTTTGGTATAACTAAAAGCGCTAGTTTACCTTTTGATATGATGAAAGGAATGTTTGGCAAGCTTAAAAAAGCCGCTACCGATACATTCAAAAACTGGATGGAAGAACAAGGTGGAGATGGTGGTTATATCGACTTATCTAAAGGTATCAACTTCCCATTCAGTCCAAACGGTAGAGCGCCAGGATATCCATTCCCTTATCCACACATGGGTGTTGACCTTAACTATGTATACGATAAGCTGTATTCTGTAGCTTCTGGTACAGCGACAGCCAAAACTACTGCTGGTGGTTTTGGCAAACATATGTGGATTAAAAAAGGTAATATGGATTATATTTATGGTCACATGAGCAAACATGCATTTAGCGGAAGTAAAAATGTTAAGCCTGGAGATTATTTAGGTGTATCTGGTAACACTGGTATGTCATCAGGACCACACTTACACTTTGAAGTAAGAAAAAACGGAACGCCAATCGACCCAATTAAGTGGTTAAAGCAAAACGATGGTGGTGGAGGTGGCAACGGTAAATGGAAATCTAAAGTTAAACAAGCTGCCAAAGCCACAGGTGTAAAATTATCTGGGTCAAAATTAAATGATATTCTTAAACTTATTCAAACTGAATCTGGTGGACGTGCAGGTGTTACTCAACAGATTCAAGACGTAAACTCTGGAGGTAATGAAGCACAAGGATTATTACAATATACACCGACAACATTTAGAGGTTACGCTGCTAAAGGTAAAAAGAATATCAAAAATGGTTACCATCAATTAATGGCATTCTTCAATAACTCGAATTGGTCAAGTGACTTAGCAGCATGGAAACGCAGAATGGCTAGAGGTTCGACAGGTTGGGGGCCAACTGGTAGCCGTAGAGGTTACGCAACTGGCACAAACAACGCTAGACGTGGATTACACCAAGTATTTGAAGAAGGTGGCGAAATCATGCAAATGCGTGGTGGTGAAACCGTTATTCCTAATGACGTTTCTATCCAAGCATTTAAACAGATTGCCACTAGCGATATATTTAGTCGTACTCAATCTGCTGTGTATGATGCTATATCGCAATATGCTGATCAACTAAGAGAGAAACAACAAGCAGCTACACGTGAACAAATGGAATTACAACGTTTGTCACAAGCTAATGTAGATATTCAAGAACAGAACAGTATATTGAAAGAAATGTTATACACAATGCAAGACTTACTAACATCTAGTCGTAACAACGAACGTCACAATGCTCAAACAGCTGGTAAAGATATGACATTAGATGGTAAGAAGATTTCTAAGAGTACAAGTAAACAACAAGGTAAAGACATGGTAAACGCAATGTTTAATATGGGAGGTGGATTAACTTAATGAAGAAAGAAGTTAAATTAATCACTAATGATAAAACAATCAGTTTAACAGACTTTGATAATTTCATGTATTTAGATTATGTAGAAAATGATGTACAAATAAATACCAACACTACTGAAATAAATGGTGTTGATGGTGTATTAACTGGGGCGAGTACTTTCGCCCCTTTTGAATTAGAATTACGCTTTATGTTTTCTGGTGTTGATATACATGATTATCACTTGTTCAAACACAAGTTACGACAAATCATTTACCAACGTGAACCTTATTACGTATGGCATAGTGATATGCCTGGTAAAAAGTACGCAGTATTACCTAACGCTACTGAAATAGAAGATATATACAGTCGTAATGGTGAAATATCCATAACTTTTAGTGTTTTCAAAGGGTATTCAGAATCACTGAAAGATACAGATAAATTCAGTTTATCTAGTGGTGATTGGCAGTTTGAAGGTGGGTTGTTGTCTGATGATGAAATTAAGTACAAACATGATACAACGAGTTTTAAAATTTACAATGGGTCATCAGACACAATAAATCCTTTGCTAAGACACAGATTCAAGTTAATCGTTAACATAGACGCACCTAAAGGTTTTAAGATAACTAACAAAACTACTAATGACACATTCGAGTATAAGAAAGCAATTAAGAGTAATCAAACGCTAACCATAAATGGCGTACATCCTTTTATTAATAACAATCGTGTAGGTATTGATACTAATTGGCAGTGGTTAACATTAAATGAAGGTTTTAATGATATAGAAATTACAGGCGAGAATATAAGCGAAGTATCAACTCAATGGATATTCCCGTTCATATATAGGTAGGTGAATGAATTGGAAAGTTTAATCTTAAAGAATAGAAAGGGTACGTTTGGTGAAATACTCACTGATTTTGACTTCGGTTCATTCAAATACGAATATGAAAAAAACAACGAACGATCCATTGGCTTTACTATTTACAAAACCTCATTAAATACCGATATATTCGACACATTGTTGAATGAAATGTTGATAGTGTGGAAAGGTCAAGAGTATGTGATTAAATCTACATCTATTAAGTATGATGGTGCGATTGTTACGAATGAAATTACTGCTAAACACATATTTATGGAGTTCCAAAATCATTACATTCAGAAAGATTTAGAAAATGAAGAATTAAACAGTGAAGAAACAGAAGAAGATAACAAACCTACGATGACGCTTGAACAATATCTTGATTTTGGTTTTAAAAACAACAAGTTAGGTTTCTCATATGAAATTGTAGGTGAGTTTGACGAACGTATTGCCATTGATGAATTGGGTGGTAAAAATGGCATGGAGTTTCTAACAGAAGGCACGGAGTTGTTCAATTACACTTACTTTGCAGATAACAAGAAAATTTATATTTATGATGATGAATCATTTTATCAAATGTCTGATTTACCACTTATTTATAAATACAATTCAAGCGAGGTACAAGCTACAACTTCCACAACTGATGTACGAACTTATATACAAGGTTATGGCAAGAAGAAAACCAAGACTGAAACAAAGAATTACAACCCAGTTAAGCCACCCGATTTAAATTATAGTGGTAAATTTTTCAAAGAAGGTACATGGCGTACACAAGAAGAAGGAGCATACTACTCAAAAGAGTTGGATTGTAAGTGGGGCAATGAAACACTAACATGGTCGCTTAAAAAGTTATCACGTGGTGGATTACTAGATGTATATATCGATAATGTGAAAATTGATAGATATAGTTGTTATAGTCATACTGCACGTACTGAATCAATCGTTATTGCTCGTAATTTAAGCAAGGGCAAACACACATTTAAAGCAGTTTTTGTTGGTCCAGACCCGGAAGTTAAAGAATATAAAACAGCACCAGTCATGTATGTAGGTACAGAGAAATCAACAACCTTGAACTTAACAGCCGTATTAAAAGGCAGTGACGTTTATCACACTTACGCTGAATATGAATCGCCTAATGTAGAAACGTTTGGTTGGTCAGAAGCACCAACTGTGTTTGATGATGATACGTTAGATAAAGACAAATTGCTCGAAACAATCAAAGCACAACTCAATGATCAACCAACAGTTGAAGTTTCAACAAACTACTTAGGTAGTATGGAAGAAAAACATTATATTCGTAATGATGATGTGAAAGAAAATCATATGATTCGATTTATTCATCAACCACTAGGTTATAACTTAGATTTGAAAGTAGTAAAAATAATCGAATCACATCCAGTCGTGAACGAACCGGTAGAAGTTGATTTTAGCAATTCACCTACGGATATTATAAAAATTCAACAGCGCATTAACAGAAATATTAAAAAAATGAATAATCTGGTGCAAGGCGGTTCACTAAATAGTGGGTCGTCTTTTTCTATACCAGAAGGTTATTCGGATATTGTGGGGGTGACATTAACAGATGGCTGAGATTAATCATAGATATTTAAAAGATAATGATAATGAGATTTATTATCCAATCACGCATATAGATGCTGTACAAGGCATTGACCAAAGTGGTACAGACAACGCTTTAACAGACATGAACGATAAGATTGTTCAAATGAACACGCTGATTGACAAAGCCAATAAGACTATAGAAGAACAACAAAATACCATAAAAAACAATTCTAGTGCTATTAAAATTTTTGATTTAGCAATGGGTGATATGGTCGGAGATACTGGTTGGAATGATTATCAAGTCCCTCCCTTAATGAAGAATGAAGCTGTAAAATCTGGATTCCCTTGCTCCATTAGAGAAGTAAGAGTAGGAAGTAGGATGAATGAGAAAAATTTTGTTATTAAGTCAATTCGGTTTAATATAGCCGGCATTAAAGATGGACAACAAATTGCACAATTACCTATAGGGTTTATAACAAAAATTCAAACCGTAGATATTGTAGGTTCATCTAGAAAAGCTCCTGTGAGTCTAAAACTGAGAGATACAGGGGTTGTAGAGGCATCATTTAAAGAGTATGACACCTCTAAAGAGAGTTGGATATATGGTCAACACACTTGGCTAGAATAGAAAAAAGGAGCAAAAATATATGAGACTATATACAGACTTCCCTATTGAGTTAGGGCGAGAATATAGATATAAAACAGTTGAAAATTTTAAACGTATTCTTGATGGTTTTAAATCAATAGAGAATAAGTTTAAAAAACATAAAACTGAAGAACAGCATGCACACAATGCTGAACAGATTGATTACAAGCTCTCAAATGTTCATAATGAATTGCAGTATCAAGATGGACGTATTGATGGGTTAGTTATTGGCCATAATGGTGACGGTGTAGAAGAAGTTAAAGATAGTAGAACATCTACAGATGGTCATAATCACAACGTTCTTTCTAAAAGGCTAAAGTATGATTTTGATAAAATGAACGTAAAAATTGATGATAACTATAAAAAATTAAACGATAAGATCGAACGCATTATAAATGTAAATGACTATGGAGCAGACCCGACAGGTGAAAAAGATTCTACAGAGGCATTTAAACAAGCTTTCGGAAATGGAGGACATCACGTCCACATGACTGAAGGTACTTATATTGTAAGTGGTTTAAAATTACCTAGTAACACAATACTGAGTGGTGAAGGTAAAAAACAGACATTAATCAAATTAATTGAAAATGCGCCTCACGATGTGACGGTTATAAGTAATAAAGATTTAGATGGTACAGCTCACGATATCCAACTTAGAGACTTTAAAGTTGATGGTAATAAATTTAGACAAGATGGGGCGATCAGTGAAAAAAACGGTGGTGGCTCACGTTCGTCTAACATTAGATTTGCAGGTGTTACACATGGTTATATAGATAATGTTGAAAGTGTAGATGCTATTCTTCATAGTTTTGACATCACTTATGCAAGTGAAGAATATTTTAACGAAGGTGATGGAGTAAGAGTTAATGAAGAATTAGAAAGTAAGTATGTCAGAATTAACAACTGTGAGGCATGGGGTTATGGTGATGACGGTATAACAACACACCATTCGAGATACTTGGTTATTTCTAATAATTATTGTCACCATCCTAAACCACTACATGGTAATTGTAACGGAATTGAAATTGATGATGGAACAAGATTCTCAATGGTTTACGGTAATGTTACTGAGCAAAACTATCAAGGCGTTGAGGTTAAGGCACACGGTAAAACTTCTGCCCCAGATGGTATTTTAGTAGATAACCATTTATCTATTGAAGAAAACAGAAGTTATCAAATACGACACTTAGAACATCACAGACCTAAAGAAAATGACCCCATATCAAAAACAGCACATGGCGTTATTTTAAGTAACTTAATTGCTTTATACCCTTATGAAAATGGTGTGAATAAAAGCAATGTTACTTCAAAAGCATTAGTAATCAACGCTTATGACAATGTGATTGTTTCTAATTTTACTGCAATAGGAGACGGGAGATTTACTCCCGGGACACCTGCGATAGCTGTTCAATTTAGTGCAAGGAATGTAAAATTAGATAATATTAATATAAGTGGATTTAAAAATGCTTCATCAGATATTAAAATATATGGTAGAAATAACTCCAAAGACCACATTTCTTTATCTAATATCAACATTGTGGATTCATCTGTAAGCTACGGTATTGTAGGTGGTGCAGGATTACATCAAACAAGTATTCATAATATCAACTTACAAGGTAGTGGAAAAGGAATTGGGCTATTATTATACAACAATAGTACAAGTCTTATAGGTGCTAAAATAACTGGTTATGAATATCCTGCTAAAATTGCCAAACAATTATTTGATTTTCCGCCTACAATGGTGCAAGGTGGTTTTTCAGCAGCAACTACTGGAGGTAGTGCAACAAACAGAAGAAGCGTTATTTTAGCGGGCAGTGGTAAATCTTACGCTTATGGTAAAAATACTGCCGTTATAGCTAGTAACGGTGGTTCAACAGCCGATGGTATTCGTACAGGAGTTTTTACTTCCACTAAATCAGCAACAGAAAAAGACGCAATAGGACAAACTATAGTTAATTCATATGGTGTGAAAGCTAATGGTAATCATCGTTTCCAAATGGGATATGGTAGAGATAACACTCCAAGTACAGAAAATATTACTATTGATATGAGTGCTATTAGCGGTAATATCTGGACAAAAGGAACTGTTAGAACTGGTCAAGATTTTGGTGACTATGCAGAGTATTTTGAATCTCAGTCAGGGCAAGAAATACCTAATGGTTATCTTGTGACACTTGATGGTAGATATATTAGAAAAGCTAACTCAAATGATACACCTATAGGAGTTATCTCAGGAACAGCAGGTATTATTTTAGGAGACCAATTATTCTATCACAAAGATAAATTTCTAAAAGATGAATTTGGTGTAACTCTAACAGAAACTAGAGTAAAAGAATGGTACAACGAAAATGGAGAGCTATGTAAATCTGAAACTGAATTGCCGATTCCAAACCCAGAGTGGGAGAGTTCAGACGAGAAGTACCTTTCACGTGCAGAACGTCCCGAATGGAATGTAGTAGGTCTTGTAGGACAAGTATACACTCGTATTGATTCTACAGTATCAGAAAACGATTATATCAAACCTAATAAAGGTATTGGTACTAAAGATAATAACAATGGTTTCTACCGAGTATTAGAAATAACTACTCCATATGATTCTGAAAAAGGATACGGCGTAGCAGTCGTATTAATAAAATAAGGAGGACAAATAAATGGCTAATGGTATAGATAAAAAAGCCTTATTTAAATTAAAATCTGAACCTTATTTAAAACCAATCTCTGATTTAGGGGTTGGTTTTTATAATTTAGATGAAAACACAGCAATATTAAGATTTCAGTTAAGTAATGAAAAAGGACCTTTATTAATTCATGAAAGTAATTTAACAGCATATGCTTACTTTGAATCAAGTAATGGTAGTGTATCAGATGTGATTGAATTAGAGATTGAAGATTCATTTAACGGCATTGTAACGATTACTTTAGATAAGGAATTTTTACAAGCTAGTACATCTACAAAAGTTAAAGGGCAAGTCTATATTGGAGTTAATAATGTAGACGGGAATACTGAATACAATGAAGTAGCTGTATTTAGAGAATTTACTTTTGAAGTAGCAGATGCGTTAATTAATAAAATATCTTCATTTACTAAGATTGAATATATTCGTATGTTTGACCAACTTAAAATGCGTATCGAACAAAAAGTTAAAGATATTGAAGAAGCTATAGCTAATGGTGCAGAGTATGTTGCAGAAATGAAGTCAGTGTTACAAGAAGGTATTGAAACACTTAATGCTATCGTTGCTGATGGCAAATCAGACGTTCAACAGTACATTACTCAAGCTAAAACTGATTTAACAAAAGTTAAAGATGATGCTACTGAAGATATAAATACTACAGCTAACAATGCTAAATCAAGTGTTCAAGATACAGCATCAACAGCAGTAAATAGTATTGATAGTAAAACCACTGAAGCTACTGAACATGTAGATGCAAAGGTTACTGAGTTTAATCAAACTGTTGAAGATAACAGCTTCCTTTCTCCTGAAACGTTAGACGAAAAATTAGAGGGATTAGAATGGCAGAAATATAAATTGACTGAAAGCGATGGTCATAGAATTTCTGTAGGAGAGTTGGATTTATTAGAAGCTGGTACTGGTTTATATGAGACATGGAGAGCAAAAAACGACCCTTTAAACGGTGATATTGGGTTTTACCATGTAGACGTAATCGAAGGCAATTCTGGTAGAAAAAGAATTGTAGCAACTCAAACTTATTCAAATAGGACTTTCATAAATTCTGTTCATACCAATGGTGAAGTAAAAGGTTGGAAAGAAATAACAAATAATCAAACTGACACTGGTTGGATATCGTTTAATTTAATTAACGGTGCAAAGACTAATACTAATTATAAAAACTCAGGGGAGAATGGGTTTGATTGTGCGTATAGAACAATTAAAAACGGAACAGTAACTAGAAGAATAGTTCGTTTGAATGGTAGAGGAACAACACATGGACAAATAATTGCACAGCTACCTTCAACATTTTGTAAAAATGACCAAACATTCCCAATTAGAGTTCCGGTAAAATACAGTGGGGCTTTTGTAACAATAAGAAACAGTGGTGAAATAAATTTTTATGTTCAAGGCGATAGAAGTGGTTGGAATGACGAAGATTTGTTTTATGGTGAGTTTACATGGCACGATTAGGAGGTAAAAGATAATGAATTTTAAACAAGTATATTTATATGACGGAACACCGTATCTAGCGTTTGAAGATGAAGAAGGAGAATATCAATATCCCAATGACGAATGGACAGAAGTGCCGCCACCAGAAGGGATATACAGTCCATTCTATTTTAATGGTGATGAGTGGATAGGTGCCACTCGTGAGGAATGGTTAGATACATTACCTAAACAGGAACCAGATATTCCTGATTCACATGATTTTTTAAACGCTCAACTTTTAGCTAATGATTTAGAACACAATTCTAAAATTGAAGATTTACACCAAGATATTGCAAATTTAACAGCAGAATTATTAAAAGTACAGGGAGGCATGTCTGATGTTCACGACTCTTAAACGTTTGTACGATTTAAAACTATTTGACAAACAAAAGATTTTCGAAAGTGTTAAATGCAATTGGATAACTAAAGAACAATATAGAGAAATCACTGGTGAAGATTATCCAGAACAACCACAGGCTTAGGCTTGTGGTTTTATTTTATAGAAAGTGGGTGAGTGAATGAAAAGGATATTTAGTATTAGTAAGTTAGACACAAAAGAAATATTGTTAATCGCTCAATCCCTACTACTAGGTTCGACCATATTTGGACGGGGTGTACTTTGGTTTACAAGTCCGGAAACAATATTGAAAGATTCGCCTTTTTATCTAGCTTTAAATGAAATCATGCCTATTTGGTTATGGGGTTTAATAATTATGGTTACTGGTTTTCTATATACTATGAGTGCATTGTTTGTGACAAGTATGGAAGAAAACAGCAAATATTATTTCTTCATCTTTGTAGGCGGTTTAACCTCGTCGATATTCTACTTCATTATGACGAGTGCCGGGTTGTACAATAACTTAAATTGGCTAACACCATTCAATTTTTTAATATTAACAGCTTGGACTGGTGTTACATCGTTTGTGGGTGGTGCGGAGTTATATGGTAGACGAAAATAAGTTTGTTACACACGATGTATTTAATACACGTGAACGAAAAATATATCAGTACATTGACAGAGGCGACCAAGAGTTAAAAGATTTATACCATAAACTAGATAAAAAGTTAGAGTTAGATCAACAACGAGGCGAACAAACGATAAAACAACAAGATAAAATGATAGATAGTTTAGACAAGATTAATAGCAATTTAACTGGATTTGATAAGCGTGTTTCTAATATTGAAACGCAAACAAAATCAAACACAGATGCAATAAAGGAAATTAAGGCAACAACTAAAGAAAAGAAAATGGGTGCTGTTCAAGTAACAATTGCCATCATAACGGCGTTAGGTGGTATTTTTGCAGCAGCGATAGGTTTTGCGCAAGTATTCTTTTAGAGTCGGCTCATTGAGTCGGCTTTTTATTATGGAGGTAAACTATGAATTTTATATTAAGACTTAAAAACAAAGCAACACTCACAGCTATTGTGGGTGCCATTTTACTATTTATTAAGCAAATAACGGAAGCATTTGGCGTTGACTTATCTGCACAGATTGAACAAGTAAGTGGATTGATAGGTGCAATCATTACGTTTTTAGTTGGTATTGGCGTTGTTACTGATCCTACTACGGTTGGTGTGAAAGACAGTGGCATAACTAAAACTTACACAAAACCACGTGATGAAAATGTTGACCCAGTTGAGTATCAGAAAGTGGTTAGTGATGAAAAAGTTACACCAGAACGAAAAGAATTAACACCTACAGAATTTGATACATCTGAACCATTCACTGATGACACTGATGAAGTAGAATTTGACGTTGCAGATTATGAGTATGATGAAGAATTGAAACGTGGCGCTAGTCGTTACCACGATGATGAAGTGTTAAAGGAGAGTGAAGAAGATGGTCGCTAAATTAACACAAAAGGAAGCAGTTAAATATTTGTATTCACTAGAAGGCAAGGGTTGGGATTATGATTTAGCTTTTGGTTGGCAGTGCTTTGATTTAGCAAACAAGTATTGGCATCAGTTATTCGGTCATGGCTTAAAAGGTGCAGGTGCTGCAGACATACCTAATGTGAATGATTTTAAAGGTGAAGCAACCGTGTACAACAACACACCTAGTTTCAAGGCGGAAGAAGGTGACGTAGTTGTATTTAATCGCAACTATGGTGGTGGATATGGTCATGTCGCTATTGTTACAAAAGGTAATTATGATGGTAAATATATGAAATTCCAATCATTAGATCAAAATTGGTTTGGTGGGGGAAGTGCAAAAACAGAAGTAGCGCAAAGAATTGTTCATAATTATGATTTCCCTATGTGGTTTATTCGTCCACATTACAAATCAGAGAGTACGAAAAAGGTTTCAACACAATCTGCTACTAAAACTACTGCTAAGAAGAAAACAACGGCTAAAAAGAAAATGAAGAAATTAACTTATATTCGTGATGAAGTGAAAGGTTATCGTTTACCTAATCGTGGATATAAACCAAAAGGTATTGTCTTACACAATGATGCAGGTAGTGTAGGTGCTACCGCAGAAGCATATCATCGCGGGTTAGTTAATGCACCTTTATCACGTCTGGAAGCTGGTATTGCGCATTCATACATTAGTGGTAATACAGTTTATCAAGCATTACCAGAAAGTAGAATAGGTTGGCACACAGCTAATCAGAATGGTAACAAAAACTATTATGGTATTGAGATATGTCAATCTATTGGTGCAAGTGATAAAGTGTTTTTAGCAAACGAACAAGCGAGTTTTCAAGAAGCTGCGAGATTATTAAACAAATGGGGATTAAAAGCTAATAGGAATACAATTCGTTTGCATATGGAATTCTCACAAACTAGCTGTCCTCACAGATCGATGAAGCTTCACACTGGTTTTGATCCAGTGACACAAGGCGTACCTTCACAAGCAACGCAACTTAAACTTAAAGACTACTTCATTAAGCAAATAAGAGCTTACCAAGCAGGCAAAGTGCCGCCAGCTACTGTATCTAATAAAACAAGTTCTGCAAGCAATACTAAGTCAACTGTAGCTGGTGCATGGAAACGTAATGGTTATGGCACATGGTACATGTCTGAGAAAGCTCGTTTTACTAATGGTAGCCAACCAATAATGGTTAGGACAGTGGGGCCATTTAGAAGTTGTCCATATGCTTACGATTTCCAACCAGGTGGTTATTGTGATTATGATGAAGTTTTATTACAAGATGGTCATGTATGGATAGGTTATGATTGGCAAGGTAAACGTTATTATTTACCAATTAGAACATGGAGTGGTGCAAATCCACCTAATCATTCAGTTGGTGAATTATGGGGTAAAATTTCATAAGTATGTTACAATATGTATAGGTAACTTTGTTACCACCACGTGATTATATTAAGGGTAGGCACTTATGTGCTTGCCCTATTTTTTTATGGTATAATTTATTTACATGTATAAGCCCTTTCCCGAATAGTTTTATATCCGCCACCCACACATGTCACTGGGTGGTATTTTTTTACATAAATAAACCCACCTATTAAGGTGGGTCATGTGTCAAATACGTGTCAAAATGTTTCTGTTTCGTTCTATTTCGTTCTAAAGTATATACTCTAAAATCCTTTAGTTATGCGGTTTTCGATTATATCCGAAAGTATACAAATGCCCTCCCAGGACACTAATAGCGTTGAATAGCGCACATTCCAAACTTAGAAACCCCGTTGTTACGGGGTTTCTTTTATTTTGTCTACAATGCGATACAATAGAAAACAAAATTTTATGGCACTGGCATGGCACCGAGAACATATTTTTACATTGCTGATAAAATTTCAATTGCTTTGTTATTTTCTTCAAGATATTTTTCTTCCAATAAATGGGAATAGATTTCAGTGGTAACAGAAATATTTTTATGGCCAAGCCTTTTTGAAATATAATAAATCGATACATCATTTGCGAGGAGATAAGAGCAATGCGTATGTCTTAATGCATGTGAAGTAATCTGTTTGATACCATGTAACTTACAGGTCTGTTTTAGTTGCTTGTTAACAGCGTTAATAGTAAGTGTAGTACTAAAAGAATTAAATAGTAATCCTTTGGTATTTAGTTTGAGTTTTTCAATCATACTAGTAATGTGTCTCATATCATCTTTAGCTATTGTTAAAGTACGAGGTGATACATCATTTTTACGTTCATCTATAAATAATTCATTTTTTACTTGGTTAATGTATTCATACTTCATATTTAAAACACCACTTATTCGACAGCCTGTACAAATCATTATAAATAGGGCGAGGGATGAACGATTATTTTGTGATTTGAAATATTGTTTAAGTGTTTCATATTCTACTAGGTTAATAAACTTACTTTGTTCATCTTTTGGAGGGTTAGACCCTTTAAATGTGACCTTATAAGTAATATTTTTAGGTAGTAATCCTTCATAAACAGCATCATCTAAAGATGATCTGATATATCCATTTAGTTTTCTTATTGTTTCCTTCGAATGTGTTTTAGAAAATTCATTTATAAATTGTTGATACATATTTCGTGTTAATGATTTAAGGCTTGTCTGTGAAAATGAATGATTACCAATATGTTTGATAGCTGCCTTATATGATTTGTAAGTTATAGGTGTAACATTAGGTTGTTTGAATGTTTCGCACCAATTCTTAAAGTAATCATAAAAGGATAAATCATTATCAAGATAAAGCCCTTTAGTTAATTCATTAAACTTTTCATTTCCTGCATATTCAGCTTCACGTTTAGTTTTAAATCCTTTTTTTCTATGGCGTTTGCCTTCATATACAAAGTCATACATCCACTTTTTTAGTTTTTTATCATATTGTTGTGTTTTCATAAGTTGTTCCTCCTAAAAAAGATAAAAATATAAAGGGCAGTAGAGACTGCCCCTTATCACATTAATTATAACTAATGTGGTATAGTGATAGCCAAACTCAAAAAAAGCGGTTCAAAGTTAGACCTATGATGATTATAGGTTCTGAAAAAGATACTTTTCAAACAGATTTCACTGCCTTTCCTATTTCTTCTGTATCTAACAAGGCTAATTTGAATCCAGATTTTGATATAAATATAGGGTGTAACTTTTGTCCTAATTTAAAGCACATAACTTATTCTGATTGTTATGTGCGGGTACATAAACCTACTACTTATAAATTCGAATGATATTTTAAGAGAAAAAGAAAATGATGATATTTGCAAAATTTATCCAGATAAGTACAAAGAGATAAATGATGCTTGGATTAATTTTAATAAAACTCTATTTTAAAACACTCACCAACTGGTGGGTGTTTTTATTTATATGATCGTTGGGTAATATAACATTGTAGTAGTTCCACACCTTCCATTGAAAGTTATATATTAAGTGCAGCCATTAATTTGGTTGCTTTTTTATGTTTGTTTATTTATGTAGTGGGGAATAAAGTTAGGGACATTATTTCAAAAGGAGAGGGTAATATGGGCTTTATACTTATGATAATCGTTGGAGGATTAATAGGATGGCTTGCAGGAGCTATTCTAGGTAAAGATATTCCAGGTGGAATTATTGGTAATATCATTGCCGGCTTAATTGGTTCTGCAATTGGAAGTAAACTGTTGGGCACATGGGGACCAGTTTTAGGCGGAGTGCCTATTCTACCAGCTTTAGTTGGTGCTATCATTTTAATATTTATAGTTTCATTTATTATGAAAGCAATTAGAAAGTAACCATAGAGAAAAATAACCACCCTGATAATTTTGGGAGGTTATTTTTTTATTTACATATGCGAACAAGTGTTCTATTATATTCATGAGGTGATTATATGAAACCTAATTTAGATTGGAGTAAAAATTTTCAAGAATTTCAAGAAATATTAAATTCTGGAATTAATCCAGAGTGGTTATATAATGCTAAAGCGAATATGGTTTTAAACCCAGCTTATACTGGTGAAGGCAAGCAATTTTTCTTTACTAAGGACATTATAGAAGCTAGTAAAACTATTCCATTTTTTTGAGGTGATAATATGAAAATAATAAATCCTAACGCACCAGATGAATATAAATACGAAACTGATTATCGTAATATACCGAGAGAATATCTTAATTCACATATACCAGAAAGTAGAGGCATCGTTAAGTGGCAAGCCTTCAAGACACTCCCCGAACAATACGAGCAACTAGAACAATACATACAAGATCAAAATAAGATTGATAGACCGATATTAGACGACGATCAATTGAATGACCTTAATAACACATTAATTTTCAAAATGTATAATGACCCATCAATTGAATTGCGTTACTTCGAAACTGGTTATATTAAAACAAAAGTAGGTTATATTCATAAAGTAGACGTGCATACTAAAACACTACACATGTATGAAGATACTGGAATGAGTGTGTTGAATTTAAAAGATATTGTGGAGATAAAATAAGGGAGCTATTATGGAAACACATCAGTCCGCCCGAGCATATCGTTGAGTAGTTATTATTGTTATTAAAGTTGACATAGATTTTTTTAATTACTCTTATTATTGTATATTAAAATTAGCTAGTGAAAAACTAGCGCAATTCACCTTTTGTAAAATGATATATTTTTAACAGTCTGCCCCCACAGGCTGTTATTTTTATGTAAATTTACTTAACATAAATTTTTTCACAAAAAATAAATAATATATAATGATTTTAGCTAGCGGAAACTAGCTATCTTAACCTTCCACTATTTAAATAAAAACGAGCGTGATAATTATGAGTGAATACAAACAGGTAATCAAAAAACTAATTGAAAGCGAGATAACTGGTTATCAAATATATAAGAACACACTTATAAATCAAGCTATAATTTCTACTTTAAGAAACGGGAAACGTGATTTAGACAATCTATCATTAAAGAATGCAGAAAAACTATACCAATATGGAAAAGCCCACCTAAGTGAATAGGTGGGTATTTTTTAGGGCAAAAAAAGATAGATTATTTAAAAAAGTGCAGACGCTCATAGAAATATAACATTTTAAAAGTCTTTTAAAACAGTAATTCCACAAGTCCTTTTAAACATCAATATACAATCGTAAAAGTAATAACAAGAATCTGTCAAGGTGTTTAAAATTGCACAATAATAGATTTAGTAACGTTAAAGATAACGAACTAGTTTCTACCATTAAAATGTAAGAAATATATAATCAATATTTTTATGGCACTGGCATGGCACTAAAACGCTACAAACACTGATAATAAGGGCTGTATAGCAGCCCTCCCAGGACACTAAAAGAATAAATTACATATTATTCAATTAAGAATCTTGCGCTTGCAAGGTTCTTTTTTTATAGAATTAATGTAAGCGGGATAGTAAGCGAAATGGAAAGATTTGAAGAAAGCAGATTAAGGTGAGTAAGTTGGATAGATGGTGGCTAATCTCAGTATAAAGTGAGGTGATGCTTATGAAAGTACCGACAAAATCTTTAGAAAGGAGACGCCTTGTTTGGTTTCAATTGTAGAAGTGCCGTACTTAATGTTAGGTTTCGGTACATTCATCGTTACCTTGTTAGGTATAGCAATCACAATTGTTAAATCAAGCCATAAAAAATAACCATCCCAACTTTTGATACACTCCCCTAAAAGTAGACACTTTAAATATAAAAAGTGAACTATAATTAGGGGAGTGTATTTTTTATGACTACAAATAAGATGCCTTTAGAAAAGCGTATTAAAATAGTTGAAGATATAGTTGATGGAAATATATCTAGATATAGTACAGCAAAAAATAATGGAGTTTCTAGCGCTACATTACAAGAATGGGTAAGAAGATATAAAGCTTATGGTGTAGATGGATTAAAACCTTTTAGTAAAAGAAATAAATACTCTGCAGAGATTAAAGCAATAGCTATAGAAGATGTGTTAGAAAGGAATATTCCACTGTATAAAGTTGTTAACAAGTATAATATTAGCTCTATATCAGTTTTAAAATTGTGGTTAAGAAATTATAAAAAGGGAAAATCTAACAAGCACACAGGGAAAGGGTTTTCCACTATGAATAAATCAAGAAAAACAACTTTATCTGAACGTATTGAAATTACTGAAAATGTCATAGCTAAAAATTATAACTATCAAGAGGCTTCCGTGGAATATGGTGTTTCCTACCATCAAATATACCATTGGGTGAAGAGCTATAAAAAGAATGGTATAGATGGATTAAAAGATAAACGTGGAAAAAATAAAAAACAAGAATTATCTGAAATAGAACTAATAAAATTAGAAAATAAAAAACTAAAAACAAGAATAGAATACTTAGAAATGGATAAAGCAATCGTAAAAAAGTGGCAAGAGTTCAAGTATCGAAACAATCATTTTCATTAGGTCATAAAGAACATTTATATCAAATGATATTTGAGCTCAACAGAGAACAAAATTACAGTATTAAAATGTTATGCGAGCGTCTAGAAGTCAGCCGTAGTGGTTATTATAAATGGTGTAATAAAGAAATTTCTAATAATGAAAAACGCTCTAAATTAATTGCAAAAGAAATTAAGTGTATATTTAAGAACTCTAAAGAAACCTTCGGTGTAGTAAGGATACATTACGCTTTAAAAAGAGAGTGCAATTTAAATGTTAATATAAAATGTATTAGAAGAATTATGCGAATTTTAGGTTTACAAGCACAAATCAGAAAAAAACGTCCTAATTGGACTAGAATCAAACCACATTTCACAGCTGAAAATATATTGAATAGAAATTTTGAAGCCAATAAACCAAATCAAAAATGGTTTACAGATATTAGTTACTTAAATTATGGAAAAGGTCAAAAAGCTTATATTAGCGCTATAATTGATAGGTATGATTTAAGTATAATTGCTTATAAAGTGAGTAAGCGTAATGATTTAAAATTGGTTATGGACATATTGAAATTAGCCTTACAAAATAATGATGCATCTAATACAGTTTTACATAGTGACAGAGGTTTTCAATACACTTCTAAACATTACAAGAACTATTTAGATACACATAACGTAAAAATTAGTATGTCAAAAGTAGGAAGTTGTTTAGATAATCAACCGATAGAAGCTTTTTGGGGTACGTTAAAATCAGAATATTACTATAGAAATCAATTCAGCACATATGAAGATCTTGAAACAGGCATCAGTGAATATATTAATTATTATATGAATAAAAGATATGTTCCAAAATTTGATGGACTAACACCAAATGAATATAGGAACGTATCTTAA